GCTGCTGTTGCGGAGGTCGCTGCTGTTGCGGAGGTCGCTGCTGTTGCGGAGGTCGCTGCTGTTGCGGAGGTCGCTGCTGTTGCGGAGGTCGCTGCTGTTGAGGAGGTCGCTGCTGTTGAGGAGGTCGCTGCTGTTTTACCACCCTCTCCATCTTCGGAGGATGATTTGGTAACTTCTCCAGAGGCGGAATCTCCGTTGTCCGAATAGACCATCCACGAATATGAATCATATCGGCCGTTGAAGTTCCCAGATATGTTTCACTTGTGAAGTCTTCGAATGGAACCCAATCCTGGGGCATCTTCCGCAGTTCCTCCATAATTTCCCCAGCCTCATTCTTAGTCCGAGACAGGATCTCCCAACAGGTCCAATTATCTCCAATCAGTTCTCCGCAGTAAACACCGAAATCGTAGATGTGAATCTTTGAGTCGTTGTTTGATCCCTCTATAATTGCCGGCGTCCAAGCTCTCCGGAACATTCTTATAAAATGATATCATCAAGAGTTTAGACCCCGCCACTCAAACTCCCTAAACAAAAATTGCCGGTTAAACGTGTAGCCCTATAAACAAACAAGAATGCCCCCCAAATCCAAGAAGGATTACCCTGCCCTTCTTCTCAGCCAAAAGGGCGACGTGGAGTCGATGAAAATTCCCGGCGCTCCCGATGGGCTCACGATTGAAGCGATCCAGGCCCATTTCAAGAAGCGGCAACCCATGTCTTTCATCGGATTCTATGCATATACTACGTTTACACTCTTCCTATTCGGCACAATAGAGGGCGAAGATGGCTCCGAGAATCAGCATCAGTTACCTGAGCCATACGATTCCACCGTCTTTTACAATGATCTTCTTGTCGTCGTTTCAAAGGATGAGAATTCGTTCGCCGCACCTGTCCTGTTCTCCTTAGAGGAGTATGAGACCTTCTACACAAAGAGTTTCGGAGGATATATGAGCGACGGGAGCGCCAGCGAGAATGAGATTGTCGAGGTCGCCGATGTTGATCCCGATGCGGCTGTCGAAGATGTCAAGGACTTCCCCGAAGAGGATGAGGACGAGGACGAGGAGGAGGAAGAGGAAGAGGAGGAGGTCGATCTTGACGTCGATCAACCGATCATTCCCAAAGTCCGGGCGGTCAAAAAGAAAAAAATAAGTGCAAAAGTCGCTACGGCCTCGCTCCTTGCGGGAACGTCCACGGCCTACGCAGACAAACCGACTCTTTCCGAAGAGGAACAGCTGCAGGAGATGGCGGAACCGTCCTCGGAACACACTTCCGAGACGACGCACAGGAAGCACGTCCACGCCGCCTTAGTACAACTCTTCTCTGATGATCTGGACGGTGATAAGATCCTACAGTTGGAGACCAGCATATACAATGCAACGATTAAGCGCGCTCGGGAAAAGCAGATCGTCCGCTGTTGGAAGTATCCTCTGTTCGTACACCTTTACCGTACGTGCGCGCGCCATATTGCCAGCAACTTCGATAAATCGTCCTATGTTGGAAACACGGAACTCTTTGACAAGTACGAGTCGGGCGAAATACAGATCAAAGATCTTGCTGCGATGAATCAGTACGAGCTCTGCGCTTCACGGTGGAAGGCGCAATTTGAAAAGCAGTACATGCGCGAGAAGAGACAGCTGGAGGGTAACCGCTCCATGGCGACCGATATATTCCTCTGCAAGAAGTGCCACAAGAGGGAGTGTACTTACTACGAGATGCAGACGCGCTCTGCAGATGAGCCGATGACGATCTTCATTACCTGTTTGAACTGCCACAAACATTGGAGACAATAATTGGTCGCGCGGAAAACAATAGGCGCAATAAATATGGCAGAATATAAATGAGTGTTCGCGTTCCTTTAGTGGAACTTATGAATGTGTCTGGTGGTGATCCGTTTCCGTGTATATCGAACATATCCCAGCTTTTTATGACAAAGGGCATTCGCACCGTTTTTGTTTCGATCGGCAATTCACCGTCTTCTATGGTAGATCTCACGATCGCCGAAGAGATCGGATGCCCTCTGAATGTACTGAGTGTCTCCGAGGAGGCCGCGAATGCTTGGGCGAACGTAATTGCGTGTCTAAAGACACGTAAGCCGCTCGCCGAGTCGACCCCCTTTTCCGATGGGGCACACACTAAATGGGTTCTTCCTAAAAATGTGCGTGTGAACGTCTTGGGCGATTCCGCCTCGTCTTTGTTAACAAGTGTAAAAAGTATCTGTAGGGCAATGTCTGTGTCCGAAGAGGCTACACGCATTGACTTACTGAAATTTGATTTTGACGGAGGAGTTACGCATCGCGTACTCTATGAAATTCTGGATGCCGGGTTTCGGCCGGCTGTCATGATGATTCGCTGGAAAGACTCTCCGGATGCAAATGTCTCGGTAAAAAGTGCTGCAGGACATCTGCAGAACTGCGGATATACCCTAATCGGTAAGGAGGGAAACAAATACCTCTATTTTTTTGTGGATAACGATATGTATTCCACCTGTAGTTGGGAGATCGTTGGCGCCGTGAATCCGATGGTGGATAATATCGTGAATGAGGTGCTGGCTCAGATTCAGGCGTATAAAGAGGCGCCTGTCACAGAACCTGTAATTCCAGCCTAAATCACCATCATATCACTCAGACGCCAATACTCGAACGTCCCATTCGGCATCGGGCGCTTTATAATGTAGGGAAGACGGCGCTGCTCCAGCTCCATCTTTGCTATATCAAACACACTCGTCACATGTTCCGGGCGCGCGATGTACGGAGGGGCACCCTGTGCCAGCTGATTCGCACGGAAACCCAGAATCTTCGTGCGCTCGTACACAGAGAGAAAGGGCTGACTCTTGTGCGCCGGATCCTTTTCGCCGGACGGGGGGACCTGTTGAAGAGGGATATAGGGCGTGATCTTCTCCGTGTAATCCAAGATGGTTTCCGGATGAAATTTGTACAGGAGTTCCATCGGATCTCCACTATTCCCCGCAGTTGTCGCCTCCGTCGTCGTCACAGGCGCCTCCAAGTCGTAGACGGCCCCCGCCCCATCGTCAGCGCCAAAATCCTCAATGTCATCTGTAGCGTCCATCGTTCTACCTATAGGAATGAAAGGAGATTCTTCAAATTTTATACGGGGGCTGGAGCGGACCCTCTCACCAAAATTGAGGGCTTATGGACGCCTTTCTATAAATAGAAAGATGGAAGGATCTGCTGAAAACGAGCTGCTAATGGATGACGGTTCCCTTATGCCGACGGAGGACTTGAAGGTCTACGAGAAGTTCGACGATATGGGTCTCCCCGAAGCGATTGCGCGTGGAGTATATGCATATGGATTTGAGCGCCCTTCTGATATTCAAAAGCGCGCAATAGTTCCTATCAAAGATGGGCGTGATATTATTGCGCAGGCTCGTTCGGGTACGGGCAAGACTGCCACATTCTGTCTTGGATCACTCTGTAAGGTCGATCCGGCTCTAAAGAGGCCCCAAGTTCTCGTTCTCGTCCACGTAAGAGAGCTGGCACTTCAGATTAAGACCGTGGCAACCGCCCTGAGTGAGTACATGGGTATAATGTGCTACTGTGCCACTGGTGGCACTCCTCTTCGCGACGACTTGAAGGCGATTGAGAAGGGGGCGCAGTTTATCGTAGGCACTCCCGGCCGTATCTACGATCTGATGAATCGTAAGGCGTTGGCGCGCGACAGTATTCGTGTGCTTGTTCTCGACGAGGCCGACCAGATGTTAGAGGACCGTTTCAAGGAGCAGGTTATGTGCATCCTTCAGATGGGCTTTCCGAAGGATTGCCAGGTGGCCCTCTTCTCAGCCACGATGCCCGACGCTGTGAGAGATGTGGCGCGGACTCTTCTACAGAATCCGGTGCGTATTCTGATCCCCCCTGAGTCCGTAACCCTGGAGGGTATTACACAGTATTACGTGCCCCTAGATCGCGAGGAGTGGAAGTACGATGTTCTATGTGATCTGTACAAGCAGCTCACGATCAATCAGGCGCTCATTTATGTAAATAAGCGCCAGAAGGCAGAATGGCTGTATGAGAAGATGACAACGGAGGGGTTCCCCCTCTCGTTCATTCACGGCGATATGGATCCGGAAGAGCGTTCGCGTCGTATGAAGGACTTCCGCAGTGGCACCGTGCGTATTATGATTAGCACGGATCTTCTCGCACGCGGCATCGATATTCAGCAGATCAGTCTTGTCATCAACTACGAGCTTCCCACCCAGCGCGAGAACTACATTCACCGTATCGGCAGGTCGGGGCGCTTCGGCCGCAAGGGATTCGCGATCAACCTGGTTGGGAAGGACGACATGAATGCTCTGCGTGAGATTGAGGCGCACTATTCTACCAAGATTGACGCCCTACCGGATGACCTGGCATCCGTGAAGCTGCTCTAAACGACGCCGCCTAAATGTGATCGGAAAGCGATCTGATCTTTGACATCTTTTACTGGGTGAAATAGACCGTTCTTATGAACTGTCTCTTTTGACCAGTCGTGTCTGAATATGACGGTCTGCAATTCCGGCGCGAGTTCTATGGTGAATTGATTGTGGTGCGCGATCGTACTGAAAAGGGTTTCCACGAAACAGATTGTCCGCTTCTCATTCGCCATTTTGACGATCTCGTTCATTATATTCCGGGAAATGCGCGCGGCACACACGAGACTCCTGTAATACGGTCTTTCCATCTTTCCCTCGGCATCAAACCACCAATAGAAGCCGGGATCCTCCGGCTCGGACACGTGCTGTTTCGTCACGAAATCCGTGTTCGGGTAGCGGGCATTTAGTTCGTCAAAAATGTCGTACCGGGGGAAAAATACGTCCTCTTCTACAAACCAGATGTGCTCGGCGGAATTTTTCAGGCAGAAGTAATACAGCGCCTTATCCCAGGCCGACGGCTTCTTTGGAATCGTGGAGGCGGAGTTAATGAATCCGTATTGGCCGCAGACCTCGTCCTGAATCTGGACGATGTATAAGACTCCTGGGGTTACAGGGTACATCTTCGTCTCGTCACTCTCTGTGATACGCACCGTCTTATACATGGACGACTCGGGGGCATTATAATCATTTTTATCGCACATCACGTACACTGGCTGCGTGTTCGTGAACGGCACGAGGGTCTCCAGATACTCCTTGGGCGGCGCCACACAGAGAAAGCAGAGGGGATATAGTGGTTTCGGAGCTGTCGGAGCTGTCGCTTGGAAGCCCTCTCTATACCTTGATGAAAAGTACAGGAGTGCTACTGCAATAAAGGCGAATAAAACAGTGTAGACTATTTTATACGTCTTTTTAGAACCCATTCCCTATTTTATAGAGGGGAATTTACACATCCAGTGCGATCGTATTTCCACTCGGGGGCGCCGCGCGCCGGCCACGACGACGTCCCGCGACGGATCCGGCCATACTACCCAGATCCTCCGAGGCCCCGATACTCTGCACCTCCACGGCCGCACTCACCGCCGGCTGTAAATCCGAGTTGATCGGCTGGACGGCCATACCCTCCATCGCATCATTCCTACGCACCTCCTCGAACGTCTTCAGAATATCGTCCACTCCGGAAGGCCCCCTCATCTCGCGCCTAGCGACCTGTCGAGGCTCCATCGCCGCCACTGACTGCGGCATCTGCGCCATCGGGGGCGCGTTGCTCGCTCCGAAGAAGGAGCCTGTAGGGGGCACGGGCGCCGCCGTCGCTGCGGGGCCACCGCCGCCCCCACCCATTGCCATATTCATAAAGTTACCGAAGCCCGGTCCCGCCTGCTTCGCCGCCGCCGAGGCAAACTGCCGCGCCATCTCCGGATTCTGCCGCAGAATGTCATCCATCGACGGCATGCGCGCACGCAGAAAGGTATTACTCACGTGGCACATGAACCCGGAGCCAGCCAGGGCCATCATAAGGCGTGCCTCGGGCGGCATCTTTCCGCGCTCCTTGTATTTATCGTAGAGTTCCTCGAAGATCTCATCAAAGTCCTCAAGGTTCTCGTGCACGGACTCGGACCAGCCGTCGAGCTTGATATCAAAGGGGTCGAACTTGTCATTCATCCACTGGAGGCCCGTGACTACACTCATCATCGCCTGGCGCTGGAAACGGATAGATGACTCCAGATTCCGAGCATCCGCCAGACGGGAGAACTCCGTCTTGATCTCCTCGAGAGTATTATCCATCGTGAAACGTCTGCTCGGCGTCAGACCCTTCTGCTCCATACGCTGCAGCTTGTTTAAGAGGTCCGTCTTCTCCTTCCGCTCGTCCTCGGGGCTTAAACGGCTCGGCGCCGGAGAGAGGGATGAGAAGGGGCCGGAGGCGGTCTGTGAATTGGAGAACAGGCCCCCACCCTCTGTTGCGGAAGAGTGTTTTGGGAACATGTCGGTATTCTTCGCGAAGTCAATCTCAATGGGCGCCGAGGCGCCGCCATTCATGGAGCCTCCTCCGATGTTTATAGAAACCGGTTCGAGCGGAGAGATCTCAATTTCAGGCGGCGGGGCACCGGGCCCAGATGACGATGAGCCACCGAGATCAAAAGAGATCTGTCGAGTACCACCGTTGCCGCCGTTGCCACCACTCGGACGACCCGAATTCGCCAACATCTCAAAGCCGAGCCCATCGCCGCTCAGCTCTGTAAGGCTGCCGCCAAGATCAAATCCTCTTGCCACAGACTCCATCTCGTGAATTGTGACACCACCGCTCATTCCTTCTTCGTTTTGGTTCGGTCTTTTTAAATGGATTCTGTGCGCAGAAGGAAGTCAATACACATACACAGCGCATCGCAAAGATCCGACTTCTTCTTTTGGCCGGCTAGGAAGAGTAGCCACGCATCCTTCTTCTCAACGTTCTCCTTCGCGAGCCACTCATCCATTCGCGTTTCGGAGGCCTTCTTGCGTTCCGAATAGCCCTTGTCGCCGGAAGTGGCCCCCTTCGTCTTCTTAGAGGCGTGTACGAATCCGATTTCTGTGCCGGGAAGACGTTCTCTGAGAGTGGCGAACAGGAGGATCTGCAGGGATTTCATAGTCGGGTTCTTGAACGCCGGCTGATTCTCTAGAAAAATGTGGGTGGCCGTCTGGAACATCTCGAGTCGGGAGTCCACGAAATTCTGAAGGCTCGTATGTAATTTCCCCAGATCGGAATTTTCCTTCTTCGATCCTTTTTTCAAGATCAGAGGAATTGCGAATTTCGTCTGGAGACGGGAAACAATTTCCTCCCGCCGACCTTTCGTAGAAATTCCCGGAATTGTTTTCAGAATTTTCAGAGACGGAATTGTTTTGCAGATGTTCCCGGACAGATCTGCGAGGAGTGGGAAATTCGGTGGAGCGTGCCGTTTGCAAATTATGTTATCCCCGGCCGTGTGCGTTCCCCTCTTCCCACAGGTGACACAGACAGGAACACGAGTCGCCTCCTCGCTCGTGGTGTTCGCTAGAAGATCGTAATTCTCCCATCCGACGATGGACCACTGCTTGGCCTCGTGACCCAGAAGACACCAGGCCAAATTCCGAATCCCTATATCAAATGTCAGAACCCTCTTGGATGCTGACATTCTCTATAATGGGGTATGATTCGTCCTTAGACTGGCTAACGTGCCGTTACCCTCTGAGCGAGTTCCGACCCCCCTCGTAGCGCGTCGTGTATATCACTTTCGCAGGCGGCGGATTCGTATAGGGTACCGTATAGGTGCCGAACAGCTCGGGCACGGGTTCCTGTCTGCGCCCAGTGCCAATAGACCCCTCTCCTCCTGTCACTGTCCTTCCACATGCAGACCGTGTACATGCCACCTCCTCCTTTAGATCCGGCACAACCGTCTCATCGAACCGAAAATTCGCCCCCATCCGCTTCGCACTGATCCGTCTCGAAACCTCCATGATCGACTCGGCGTTCTTCTGCATGAAGGCCTTCGTGGGGAATTGTTTCCCAGCAGGAATATTGTTCATGCAGCGGGCCTGGTAGTCCGTCACCAGACGACCATCCTCAACGACGGCCGGCCATCCCGGGAAACGACTGTCGGGGGCTGGCTGCTCCTGGCCTCTTGCGGCTTCAACCACATCAACTGGTCTGGCAGATCGAATTGACTCCACCAGGTTTGGACTTGTTGGAAGACGGAATAGTTTCGAGTCCATTTCCCTATCTTCTCTTTACTGGGAAAGAGATTCCATAGGTAGTTCCACAGTGTCCTCCATAGAAATAGGAGCGCCCATTTCAGATGATTCAGAGCCTCCATCCATATTGCTTACAGTGGAACTATTCTTCTCGGATTCTCGCAAGAGGTTCACGATGGCACCCTTCTTCATGCTCTTTGTCACACGGAGACCCTTCTTCTGGGCGAGACTCATGAGATCCTCACGGCTCATAGAGTCATAGTCGACGGCGCTCGCAGCTGAGCTCTCGGCCGCCACCGTGACAACCACCTCCTCAGGAACATCTGTAGCAGCCGCCGAGTCCATGACAGACGTATACATCGCCGCCTCATCCGCCTTCAGCTCCTCACTGTCCTCTGGCTCAAACGGCTCAGGCTCCTTTACGGGAGGAGGAATGTGGAGGGGCGCCTCCATATCCATATGCATCTTCAAATCGAGCAGCAGCGACTCGAGCAAGCCGAGCTTCTTATCCGTATAGGCAATGCGCGTGTAGAAATAGAAGCCCATCGCACCCACAAGCAGCAACAGGATCGCGGTTACGAAAATAGACTCGTTCATGTTGGATTTCTTCTAGGAAGTTTGTTTTTTAGGCTGGGACTTTCCCGCAACCGGGAACAACTGAAACCGATTCCAGATAGATTTCACGCTGCTTACCTTACAAATACCCGGCTGCACGTCATATAGGAATCGAATGGTCCCCCGTTTTCCGGCCTCCGCGCTGCAGCAGAGTTTCTGAACCGACTCGGGCGCATTTTCCACGAGCTCGAATACGTGCGTGCTGACAATACTTAGTACGGACTTCTTCTTCCACAGCTCCTCTAGGAAATTCTTCGCGGTGAGAGTCCCATCGGGCGGATTCGTGGAGTGGAATAGCTCGTCGTATATGACGAACCCGATCCCCTCTTCCGGCCGCCGCTTCAGAATCGTCGAGGCGAAATAGACTTCCGATTCGAACATGGATAGAGTTCCGGGAGTGTCCTGGAGACGTAGTCCGGACGAGATCCAGGAAATTTTCCGGACGATGAACTTCTCGGCGGGGGCCACGCCGTACGAATGGGAGAGCAGAATACACTGAAGAAGGGCCCGGAGGAACGACGACTTTCCTCCTCCATTCGGCCCCGTGAGAATTGCGTGGTGAGCTAGGCCAGTAAATGACACGGTCGACGGGACCGCAGAAAAGCCAAGAGAAATGTCGTGAATATTGAGGGCGTGTATGACAGGCACATCCCCCTTTACAATGAGTTCACTCTTCGTGAGACTCGGGGATGTGGCAATTCGCCAAAGGACCTCTATTTCGGCAAAGTCCCGGAGGGCCATTCGGAATCGCTCTGGCTGTTCGATCAAGAGATGGAGGGCCCGGCGGGGATCATCATCTAGAACAGCCAGTGACTTCCGGAATGCGAACGGAATGCGGAGCGTACGAAACCGCTTCTGCGTGTCCTCGTAGAGCTTCTTCAGGCGCAGGATCTTATCTCCGTTATCTGTAATGTTCTTGTCAATCTTGTATAAATGGCGCGCATTCTGGACTGGCTGAATCAGGGACTGCGCGAAGGAGAATGCCATGAAGAGAGTCTGAACGATGCCTCGGGGCGTAAAGAAACTGGTTGGCGCAACCGGTCGCATGCCGTTTGCTGTCCGTTCAAATGAAATACTCGATCCCGACCAGAGTAATTTCATAATATCGGCATACTGATCCGTGGAAATCGGGAATCGGTAGAGGAATTTCAAGAAGAGATAGGGGATCATCCAGGCCACGAGTGGGACAAAAACGGCCATGCAGGGTACGACCCAGATTTTGAATAGGGCAATCCCGAGAAGAATGTGCGGGAAGTAATTCAAACACCGAAAGTGCTCATCTTGGAACGAGAGCTGCGAGAGGGCGTCCTCCTGTAATTTCTGCAAATCCTCCGATTCCGGATTCAGGAATGTCTCCATCGTCGCTTCAATCTCCTTGACCTCCTTCAGCATTTTATCAATGGCCTCCCCCTCGTACTGGCTCACTTCGGAAAGGTGCTTTATGGCGTTTGTCCGAATACCGTACGCGATGGGAGAGGTGATGAGGGCATTCTCAACGGTCCTTTTTAGAATATTCTTGGATTGGCGAAGTTCACAACCGAGCAGGTCGTGGAAATTTTCCAGACCGGCATCTCCGATAAGCGACATTGAATTCTATTAGTGTCTTTGACGAATACAATACCGGATTGTCCGCAAATCTTCCGTGTTCGTTCAGTAACGTCTAGTACTAAAGTTAAGTACTCCCCATAGATAAGGCCACAGAGTGGCCTTATGATATTGGAGTCACTTAATCTTTTCGTTCTAGCCATCAGAGCAAAGTACTTAAAATAAGTACTTTGCGGTATCTAAACGGCGACTACTATTACTATAGTAGGGAACATGGCTTCGGTGGAAAGTATTCAGAGAACTGTCAGGGACATTCTAGCGATGGAGTCGGTCGTACCAAAGCCTCCCACTTTGGTATGCACCACTATACAGACGTTGAAAGATCTTATTGAGTTAGATGGATTTCAATCAGGATGGCGAAGAACACCTCCGGTAGAATCCGGAGGTGCACTTAGACAAATATCAGGTGCTGGCATTAGCAATTCTCCCCGAACTGCGTGGGGGGCATCGGAGTCCTCATCCGATTTTAGAAGATTGGGGGGATTTCGTAGTAGCCCCGCCGAATCACCGTTGTCGCGTACATCCTCTGCAAAGTCCTTTCCGGACGCATCCATATCGGGATCCATTTCACCGTCCTCGCCTATTCCGAAGTATCAGAGCAAATTCAAGAACAGCGAGCAGCCGGTTGATGATAAGATCCTGAATGTGATCATTTTGTCGAAGCTGAATAAATTCAGTCCCAAAACATACAACGATATTCGCGATTTTCTTTATCAAATTCTGGGTTCCGGCGAGCCCGATCTACAGCAAATGGTGCGGGATTTCATGAAGCTCGTTTTCAAGAAGGCGGCGCTCGAGGAGGTCTTTTGCCCGCTCTACGCGAAGCTTTTGTGCGAGATTTCCGGCCGCTACAAGGTTATTCTACAGGAAATGAATCTGCTGCAGTCAAACTATTTGAAGGTATTTGACAATATTGAGGAAAATAAGTCGTCCGGTTATGACGAGTTCGTAGAGAGCCAGAAGAACAAGCAATTCCGTCTCGGGTATAGTCAATTCATGGCGGAACTGAGCGCGCTAGAGATCCTCGATCTCCAGCTCCTAAATACGACTTTCCAGAAGATTTTGGGGAATATGTTGGTGAACGGTCTATTAGAAGACAAAAAAACCTTGATGGAGGAATATTGTGATTGCCTGTCGCGTATGGCGAAGGTCCTGAAAAAGAAGACGGGGAAGTTTTTCGTGACGGCGCGCGGAAATCTATTCAAAGACAATAAGGAGGCTCTGGAGAAGCTGATTCATAATCAGAGCGAATTTCCGAGCGAGACTAACAAGACGCGGTTTATTTTGATGGATATTCACGAGATACTCGCGGAATAATTTGTGCCGTATAAGTTAGAATGCCGAAACGTGGATCTCGTCGTAGCCGTGGCTTAGCATCAAGGGTACTCAGTCCTGTTAGGACAACGGTGAATGAGGTGGGGAAACTCGCGGGGACGACATTGAGGGCGGCAACCTCGATTGGTAAGGGAGTCGTAAATGGTACGCGGAGAATCGTCAAGAATGTCGGGAAGAGTTTCAACTTTGGTCGTAAGCGGAAGTCGACTCGTCGGCGGAAAAATTGAGAGGGATAATCTTAGATGTCTAGTTTAGAAATGCCTCACCCAAATAACTCTGTCCGGACAAAGAAGGATTCTAGCAACTCGGAAGAGAATACTCCGGGTCGCAAGAAGCCACAGCCCCAGAAGAAGCGCGGCGCCGCCCCGCCGCCTTCCGCTGATGACAGTGATAGCGTCGATAGTCGTGGGAATATTCGGGGCCTTATCGCATACTCGGATGAGGAGGAAGAGGATGACGAACCCCGACGCAAGCATCGGGCGAATAAGGGTGTTAAGAACGGGCGCGCGAATACGAAAGAGTCGTCGACAGAGTCGGATGCTCCTCGGCGTCGTTCCACACGAAAGCCGAAGGTGGAAGTGGAGTCAGAGGAGGAGGAATCTGCCCCTTCTCCAAAGAAGCGGGGATTCTTCCCGAAGCGTCCGGTCTCTAAGAAAAAGAAGCCCGAGTCTATTCCGGAATCGGAGGAGGAGGAGTCCATTCCGGAATCCGAGGAGAGCGAGTGGGACGATGATGATGACGATGATGACGATGAGGATTACGAGGAGGAGGAAGATGAGGCGAATCCGCGGCGCGCCGAGATCAGCATCAGTTTCGGAGGTATCAACCAGGAGTCTAACGATCACCTGATTCCCAAGAGGCACAATATGAAGAAGGAGTCGGACATTGTGAAGAAATTCGTGAAACTCGTGACGGAGCCTCAGGAGGACGGGGGTATTGACGACCAGATTGACCAATTCAAGAGCCTGACCGCAGACAAGCAGAAGCAACTCATTTCGAGTCTGGAGAATCGGCCGTCCGTCGCACAGGAGAACCTCATGTTTAAGATTCTCACGATGAACTTGACACCTGAGACGCGCAGCATCATTCTCGCCAAGTACAATGCGCTTCAGAACATGGATCCTGGTGCGGGCGAGTACTATAAGCACCGGGCGTGGCTGGAGAAGGTCACGTCGCTACCTCTTGGAGTCTATAAGGAAATGCCGGTGAGGTTGGACGACGGCCAGGACAAGTGCGGGGCGTTCATGGAGCGGGCGCGGAAGAGCATGTCCGACTCCATTTACGGCCAGGAGGCGTCGAAACTCCAGATTCTCCAATTCATCGCTGGAAAGATTGCGAATCCGACCTCTCGTGGTCTGAGTCTCCTTCTTGTTGGTCCTCCTGGTATTGGTAAGACCAGTCTCATTAAGAACGGGATTGCGAAGGCTCTCGACTGGCCGTTCCAGTTCATCTCGCTCGGCGGCGACTCGGACGCGACGACCTATACGGGTCACCAGCTCGTATACGAGGGTTCGCATGCGGGGAAGATTGTGAACTCGCTGGCCGCCGCGAAGAGTATGTCGATGATTCTCATGTTTGACGAGCTTGACAAGATCTCCGCCACGCCGAAGGGCGAGGAGGTGCAGAATCTGCTCGTGCATATGACGGACTCGGTCCAGAACTGCGACTTTGAGGACAAGTATCTCTCGGGGATTCCTCTCGATCTGAGTCGGACCATGTTCGTCTTCTCGGGCAACGATATTACGAAGATCGACAAGGTGCTTCTGGACCGGATGGTCGTGATCCATCTGGAGGGCTACGAGAAGAAGGAGAAGACGGAGATCGCGGAGAAGTACCTCCTTCCAACTGCTCTGAAAGACGTGAGTCTCATAGAGAAGGTGAATATTTCCAAGGAGGTCATTGAGTACATTATTACGGAGTATGCCGGTACGGAGCCGGGTGTGCGCGAGCTCAAGCGGTGTCTGGAGCAGGTCGCACAGAAGATCAATATGCTCCGCATGTTCAATACGAAGGATCTGCCGTTCCACATTCCGGATTTCCAGTTGCCGTTCATTGTGAAGAAGTCGCACGTTGACTTGTTTCTGAAGAAGCCGAAGGCTCGGGACCTTTCGTTGGAGCGGATGTATACTTAATTGCCTCACTCCTCCATCCCAGCGACCCCGAGGTTCTGGAACAGGTTGACAAAGTCCAGGAAGAGTCCGAGACTCTCATTGATATAATCTCCCCGTTTTTTACACTGGCGCGCATGAAGTTTCACAACTTGTGTATCATACGCGGCAAACAGGGAGAATAGAGCCACACCGAAGAAGGAGAGGAGTTTTCTTCCTTCGAAGTATTGCTCTTTTTGTATGGTCGTCGTCGCCGTAAGAATAAAAAGAATGAGCTGGGCTACGATGAGGCCTATAAGGGCGCCGATCAGGTAAGGGCCGAATCCGAGCAGATTGTTCTTGTCGTAGATGCCTACGGCGACCATTCCAGCAAAAATACCGGTAGCGAGGAAGAGGGTGCGCGCCAGAATGTTCTGCTCGTCCAGACGCTTCACAAGTGATCCGGACATTTGTCCTACAAGATAGGTGAATGATACGGCGGCCACGTATTTTAGAGGAGTGTTTGCGGACATCCCAGGCAGAATCCATATAAGCGCAAATGATGCAATGCCGATTAGGAGCGCGGCCCACAGAGGGCCGCCGAGTTCCCGTTTGAGTAGCTCGAAGAACATAGGATATTGCGCGCTCGCAGCGGCGATTCCGACTCCTGCGGCAGTATGCGCGAACGTTTTCGCGATGAAATACTTACACGAGAGGGCCGATGACATGTCTATTTTGTCGTAGGTTTTTTAATAGGGTCTTGGGTTGGTGACCCCCATAATTCCGCATCTTGACGCGCCCTTTCTTGGACCATCGCGGCGAGAATCGCTTCCGCCTCTTTGGCGGCAGCAGAGTCTGCGGGTTTCTCAGAAGAACCGGCTCCTGTACCCTTACCCCAACGATCCCGCATACAGGGGCGTTGAAGTCCCGGACGACAAGAATTCATCTACTGTATATATAGAATGGATATCTTCCCGAACACCAGCCCGAAAGGCATGTATATTAATAAGAAGATCTACTTGATTGTCATATTCTTCGTGATTCTCGGCGGACTGAATTGGCTCTTGATGGGGGCCATGAATGTTAACGTGGTGCGTCTTGTTCTCAATCGCCGCATGAGTTCGATCTTATACGTCATCATTGGCGCGTGTTCTCTAATGCTCGCCTTCCGTCGCGACGTCTATCTCCCCTTCTTGGGTCAAACAGTGTTCCCCGCAGGAGCACTCGCGCTCAAGACGCCCCAAAGTGCGAATGAATCGGTGGAAATCACTACCCGTCCGGGTGCGAAGGTGGTATACTGGGCCACGGAGCCGAACGTGAACGCGGACCCGAAGAAGATTCCGGGCTGGGATATTGCCTATGATGAATTCGACAATTCCGGTGTAGTGGCTGCGGATGATACAGGCAAGGCGATTCTGCGTGTTCGTGGCCCCCCGCAACCTTATACCGTGCCGATTCACGGGGAAATCAAGCCGCACGTACATTTCCGCGTAGAAGAGCCGAGCGGGTTTTTCGGGCGTGTCAAGACGTATTATATGGATTCCAAGAAAATAGAGGGCTTTGCTGATAACGTCTAACGGCATGTGCCAAAGTTAGGTACACCCCTAGGGTGTACCTAACTTAGCCTACATGCCTACAGTAGTGATGTGCCGAAGTTAAGTATCCCCTAAAGGGGGTACTTAACTTCGGCACATCACGGTAACGGCACATGCCGTTAATAATGTTATAAAGAAATAGAATGAAACGTCGCACTCAGACCAAACGTATTCGCCGCTCCAAGAACAAGCGCACACGTCGTAGAGCCCATAAGGGCGGTGAACGGGTCGGTCTAAACAATACTAGCCCTGTATAAAATAGATGGAAACTACCCGAAAGATCCCTATCGGTTCCGGCGGACACGTTGAAATACTTGAGGTATTTGGTGATGATCTCACCGTTGTAAATGCCGCACGCGTTTCATTTAACAAGGAATCGACGGAACTTGGTCCCAGGGACACCGGCCTTATTAATTACTTGGCGAAGCACGAGCATATTAGTCCCTTCTTTCACCCCCAAATACGTTTTCGGTTAAAAATGCCGATCTTCATTGCGCGCGAATGGTTTCGTCACACCATCGGATTCGCGCGCAACGAGGTCAGTCGGCGATATGTCGATACTCCCCCGGAAGTCTGGATCCCCGCCGATTTCCGAGAGCGCGATCCGAATCTCAAGCAGGGCTCGAAGCCCGATAGCATCGTAGATAATGATACGGCAGTCAAGGCGTACACCGATGCGATGGACGTTTCACTGATGACATACAAGAGGCTTCTTGAGCTTGGCGTGGCCCCGGAACTCGCCCGTGCGGCCCTACCCCAAAGCATGTATACGGAATTCATTGAGACGGGCTCCCTGGCCGCCTATGCGCGCTTGTGTGGCTTGCGCCTTGATCCGCACGCACAAAAAGAAATCCAGGAATTCGCTGCGGCCGTTTCGGATATCTGTGCGACACGTTTTCCGGTTTCTTGGGCCGCGCTTATAGCGGTATGAGCGCTAAACGGTGTCATACCCGCTCGAACCACATAAGATACGTGCTGCTACCGAACACCGGGTTCGGAATAGGCACGCACGTCTCGTCGTCGAACATGTGCCACTTCGTCTCATCCGCAGTAGAGCGACACTGCGCCGTATAGTGACCCGCCATGGAATGTCCGTGATGGTCCACTATAGACACAAGCTTATACGAACAACTCCCCGACCGCTCCGGAGTCTCTGGAGATAGGAAGGACTCGAAGGAGATCGGACTCTCACCTTGATTCGGCAAGGCGGCCAGCGGTGTATGAATCTTCTTTCCGTTGTTCCCGAAACGCTTCAAGTGAACGACGAGGTATCGGGGGAATCTCCAAATGGATACAGTCTGCGTGGCCTCCGTGCGCCCACCTGCCCGGCACTTTTCACAGTCATAATCGCCAATCACGGTCGGACTGAACTCCGCCCGAATCATATCGAGTAAATCCGATGGCTCCCTCGAATTCTCGGGCGGGATTCCCTTCATCTCCGTAAACGCCTCCCAGCGGTGCGAACAATTCCCGCAGCCCCTACAAGTAATCACATAATGATAGAGGCCATAGAATAACTCCACGAGTGGGCTGTAGGTCTTGCTGAACTGCGTCTTCCACGCCTTCAGCGCCTGAATACAGTGCTCGTCCTTCTCCGTCTTGGGCGGCTCCCGAATGATCCGCATATCCACCTCTTGGGCCATGGATTCATGTAGAATATCGAGAAGGCAGATGTAGTACTCGTGGCTGTCATGGCATTCCTTCACCTTGAACTTCTCAAAAGCGCCGAACGAGTGCTCTTCAATGCAGGCGTGGAACTTGCGCCACAAATCGGCCGGCCGGACACTCTGGCGCATCTTGCACGCCTGCAGGAGCTGGACCGTGTTCGCAAAGGATTTCACGGTGATCTGCTGCAAATTTCGCAGGCCCACGGCATCCTTTTTGAAGAGCGACGAGTATCGACCCTCTTCCAGAATCCAGGGCACCTTCTTACAATGTCGCATGGCTTGCATGACTGCGTTGGCGTAACAGGTCATACCTAGGTTAACGATTCCTCCGAGTTGTGTGTCGCCCATGATACACTTCCTTATAGAATCAGCCTTAAACCAGTATCGTATTCAATTTTACACCGCGAATTATAAATGTTTCCCACGGCGTGAGAAACGTTTATATTTCGACATTGTCGCCCCGGCGTTTTTAGTTTTTGAGGGAAGACATCGCGGATACATAGGAATTCGTGAAGAGTTCCTGGTACGACGGATTCACTTTCGGAGTCTCTTTTTCCTTCTTATACTCACTGAAACGCTTCGTCTTTTCCTCCAGCTTTCTAAAGATCTCGTTCTCTTCTGCATTGAGTCCCTCGGGTGCGGGAGCGACGTTTAGCTCAGGTTTGTGCTTGCCGAATATATAGAATTTGCTCGACTCATTTGTGAAATATGCTAGTAGCCCAATAATAGCTATAGATAACCAAAAGGCGGTGAAGACGTTGCGTGTCGCAACGAATATGACGACGAACAGGAGGAGGCGACGAATCCAAGGATTCTGGAGGAACTTATCCTGATCTGCCGTAAGGCTTGTGGCTAAATGGCGACCACCCAGATTCAGAATCAACATCATCATTCCAATAAAGTACGTATTGGTGTTCAGCGTTGCTAAAAATCCTTCCACAGGATTCATTTGTGTATTTAATACGGGTGACGCGGGTGGCGGGAAAGCCATTCTATCGGTGGCTTCTATTTCTTTTGTGATGTCATCTGCTAAAGTTAGGATTGC